TTCCTCGGGGGCATCACCGTCTGTGATTCGAAGCAGACCATCAGCGTCACCAGTAACACGCAGCTCATCACCGGCACGTCAGGGCGCCACGTCTACATTTGCGCGCTGAATCTCGTGGTGGCGGCGGCCACGAATGTGGCGCTGGTGAGTGGGACGGGGAGCACCTGCGCCACCGGCATCGCCGGGATGGCGGGGGGCACGACGGCGGCGACGGGCTGGAACTTTGCCGCGAATGGCGGGCCCGCGCAGGGGAGCGGTATCGGCTGGATTCTGCGGACGGGGGCGACCGGCGACAACGTGTGCATTCTCGTGTCAGCGGCCAATCAGACCAGTGGCGTGTTGAGCTACGCCATTTACTAGCCCAGGAGTCACCCATGGCGTCATTCGCGGACCAGTTTACGTACTCTCAAACGCCGACCTTGCAAAACCAGGTCAAGCAAGCGATGGTGTCGGCGGCGATCGCCATCAGCGGCGAAGCGCAGGCGTTCAATCGCAACCGGGTCGCGTTGGCGATTGCCGTCCTGGCCCCCACGGGCATCGTGAACTACCTCAGTCAGTTCTGCGCGGCGGTCACGAATGAGGCGACCGTCTCCGGCACGATTGTCAGCGGCGGGGCCACAGCGACGGCGACGGATGCGCAGATCGCGAATGCGGTCAGCGGAGCCTGGAATGCGATCGCGAACCGCTAAGACGCTCACGTGCACCCTGCTCCTCGCGTGGACGCTGTGGGCGCCGCCTGCGCACGCGGCGATTACGTTGCTCGGATCTGGCATCTTCGCGGCCTCCACGGGCAGCGATGGCGTCACGACGGGCACCTACGATACGACCGCTGGCGGCGGCGCGACGCTCATTGTGGCCGCCGTCTCCAGCTACAACGACCGATGGGGGAGTGGGCTCGTCACGGACAACCAGAGCAACGTCTATACGGCACTCACGAAGCAATTTCCGGCGTTGGGATCGTCCACGAGTCGGCTCTTCTACAAAAACAACCCGACGACCAGTACGGTCCACACGTTTTCGGTCGCCGTTTCTTGTGGCGCCTGCTATCCCGACCTCTTCGTCTACGCCTTCACGGGGACGGATACGACGGCGCCGTTCGAGGTGGAAAACGGGGCCACGGCGACGGGCTCACCGACGTCGATTCAAACGGGCGGCGGGGTCGCCCCGGCGGCGGATGGTGCGGTCATCATTACGTCGGTCTCGGATAATTTGGGCACGGGCACCGCGCAAGCGGTCAATTCCGGCTTCACGATTTCAACGACGTACGGCTTTGTCGGTGGTCAACACGGCGCCGGGGCTGCCGCCTATCTGATTCAGGGCGCCCATGCGACGGTGGATCCGACCTGGTCGAGTCTGAGCGGATCGGATGCCGCCTCCACCATCGCGGCCTTCAAAGCGGCCGGCGGCGGGGGCGGCCCGCCTGGCTGCAAGAACGGGCTCCTGCTCCGCGGCGCGGGCTGCGAGGACCACCCCTAATGCTCCTCTGGTGGTGGACCGGTGTGCTGACCGGGGGCCCGGCGGCCCCGCCGCCCGCCTTTAGCGTCGCGGTGCTCCAGAACCTGAACACCGTCATCGCGCTGCCCATCCCGCAGCCGCAACAGCGATGATTCGCAACATCACTGGGCAACCGGTCGGCTGCAACGTCCTCAAGGCGGACGGCACGGACTTCTCCGGCGCCGTGACGGTGTATATCGACGGCGACCAGAATGCCCCGGTCCAGGGCGCCGTCGGTGCGGGGGCGGCCATCTTCAAAGGGAATGGCGCTTTTCTGTACGTGCCCTCGGCGGACGAAACCAATTTTGCGCACGTCGACTACATCTTCAAACCGGCCGCGGGCGGCATCACGGCCGCCGTCCACTACGACACGATCACCGCGGCGCAGTACGCCTCGGTGCAAGTGCAGGCGGGCACCGCCGCCGACTACACCGTGCGCAACCTCATCACCGACGCGCTGAACGATCTCGGCGTCTACGGCCCAGTGGACGGCGACGTCGAATACGACGATCTCGCGATGGGGATGCGCCATCTGGTGCTGATGACCGACTCCTTCCAAGCGCAGCGCTTGTTACTCTGGACGGTCGTGCGCACCACCTTCTCGCTTGTCGCCAATCAGCGGGACTACACGATCGGGCTGACCGGCTCGAACGTCACCGCGGGCCGGCCGATCTGGATCGCGTCCGCCAAGGTGATTCCAGTGGGGGACACCCGGGAGCTCCCGCTCCACCTCTTCACGCGTGCGGAGTGGTTTGCTGAACCGTTCAAGACGCTCAAAGACCAGTGGCCGCGCGCCGTCCTCTACGAGCCGACGGGCGCGATTCAGGGGACGTTCACTGTCTGGCCGGTCCCGACCACGGCCGCGACGATCGTGTATGCGACGCCATCCGCGTTGCAGGTGCCGGCCACGCTCGACACGGTGCTCTCCTTCCCCCCGGGCTACCTGGAAGCGTGGCAGATGAACTTGGCCCTGCGTCTGGCGCGGCCCTTCAGAACGCCGGCGACGCAAGAGCTGAAGGAGGCGGCGAAGGACGCCCTCGGCGTCATCAAGCGGCTGAACGATGAAGGGCCGCCCCCGTCGAAGGCGGATCTGGCCGTGGCCGGTCGCGGGCGCTGGGACATCTTCTCGAACCAGTGGGGGGCGCACTGACGCGGTACCCGGGGTTTGTCGGTCCGTCCTATCGCTCGCAGTCGCCCTTCGCGGACGCCGAGCAGCTCGTGAACATGTACGTCACGCGCCTCCAATCGGCGGGCGCGAAGGTGCCGTTCGCGCTCTATCCGACCCCTGGCGTGGCCCCGTTCCTCACCGTGCCAGAGGCGCCGATCCGGGATCTCTTCGAACATGATGGCCGCGCGTGGACGATCGCGGGCGCCAGGTTGCGGGAGATTTTCTCGGACACGACGACGACCGATCGCGGCGCCGTGCTGCACGACGCGAATCTGGCGACGTCCACGACCAATGGCGCGGGCGGCAATCAGGTCCTTGTCACGACCGGGAACCATGCCTATATCCTCGACCTGACGACCGGCGTCGTCACCGACGTCGTCACGGGGGCGCTGATGGGCGGGATGCTCGACAGTTTCTTCGTCGTCCTCGACCGCGCGACCTCCACGATGAAAGTCTCCGAGTCCAACAACGGGCTCTCGTGGCTCGCCATCATGGAGGAGCAGCGATCGACGGCACCCGATCCGTGGCGCGCGCTGAAGGTGGCCAACAAGCGGATCTACCTGTTCGGCCAGTACACGACGGACGTGTATTACAACGCGGGCATCTCGCCGGCGCCCTTCGCGCCCTATGGCGGGTCGCTCATTCCCCACGGCATCGCGGCGCCGTTCTCTGCGGCCGAGTTCGGCGGCGGCGTGATGTTCCTCGCGCAGAACCGCAACGGCGATCGGACCATCCGCCTCGCCAGCGGCTACAGCCAAGCCGATCAGGTCAGCACCGAAGCGGTCAACTACCAGATCTCCCGCTACGCCCGCGTCGATGACGCGGAAGCGCTCGTGTACGAAGAGATCGGCACCTCCCACTACGTGCTGAACTTCCCCTCGGCACGCAAGAGTTGGGGGTACACCGAAGAGGGCGGCTGGCACGAGCGAGGCACGTGGAATGCCGCGCTGAACGATTTCGATGTCTGGCATCCGCGCTGCCACGCGTTCGCGTTTGGCAAACACCTCGTCGGCGATCGGACCTCCGGGCGCATCGACCAGATGTCGATCGATGTCGGGCTGGACTCTGGCGGCGTGCCGCTGCGGCGTCTCCGGCGGATGCCGGCGCTCCATCACGAGGACCAGCGCCTCTATGTCGACCACCTCACGCTGTACATGGACCGTGGCATCGGGCTCGTCGCGGGGCAGGGCAGCACGCCGGAAGTGATGCTGCGCAAGTCGCGCGACGGCGGGCAGACGTGGGGCCCGGAACTGCGGCGCCGCGCCGGCAAGATGGGCCAGTATAAGAAGCGCGTGCGATGGACCCGATTAGGGAGCGGGCACGATCTCGCGTTTGAAGTGTCAGTCAGCGATCCGGTGCCCTGGCGCTGGCTGGACTGCTATATCAATCAGAATATGGCGGAGGAGGCGCGTGCCGCGTAATGCCCAATCTGCCGCCGCCGCCGGACCGGGATCCGCTGATCACCGACGAGCAGCGGAAGGTCAAGTACTACATGGCGCCCGTGTGGCTAGACTGGATCATCCAATTTGTGGCGTTGCTGGGCCAAACGGCGCGCAGTGTCGTGCTGAAGAGGTACACCGCCCAGGGGGCGTCGATCGGCACGACCGCGCTCCTGGCCGTCGGGACGTTGTCGGCCACCCGCTTCCGGATCGCGATCGCGGCGCGCGTATCGCAGCAGGCGACGACGAGCAGCTCGCTGGTGGTCCGCATCAACACCACGATCGACGGGATCGCCTGCACGATGTCGACACCCGCGTTGGTGTCGAACGATCGGACGAAGCCCGAGAGCGTGACGTGGCTCGTGCGAGCGGACAGTCCGTTGCTCCTGACGTTCGACACGACGTACGCGAGCGTGGGCGCGACGCCGATGCAATACGAACTGACCGTGGCAGTCGAGGCGATGCCGTGACCCGCGTGTTGCCTCCAGCGGAATGGCCACAGTTGGCGGCCACACCACTCGCCGACGTGTGGCCGTATCTCGATCCGATGCGGACGCGCATCATCGTCAGCGAACGTGGGGGCCGCATCGTGGGGCACCTCGTATTGATGCTCGCGCTGCATGCGGAATTCTTGTGGGTGTCGCCGGAGCTGCGCGCCAAGGTGAGCGTG